TAATTTTATCTTGTAACTTTTCGAGTTTATCAGTTAAGCTATCGATACGTGTATGACTCAATTTAGTAGATTCCTCTACGATTGAGATCCTACGATCGAGTAAACGTCGGTCTTCTCTCGAAGCTTCGATCTGTTTTTGTAGTTCTTGGTATTGTACGGCGATATTATCGAGCATCGTAACGATTCGCTTTTCAAAGGCTTTTCTGTCGGCCTGGCTTTCTTCGACAGCATGAACCGCTTTAAGAAAACCACCGATTAACGTTGCGATACCGATAACAGCCATTATAATTTCTGCTGTCGTCATATGGTCTCCTTAATATTCGGTATAAGCTTCATAATCTTCTTTATGAGCTAATACATCTTGAATTTCTGTCCATATTTTACTTAATGGAGTTTTATTTAGATAGTCAATCGTAGGCTGGTTAGCTGTTATAAAGAGTTGGTTATCTGTTTCGGTAGTGCTAAACATGTCATTTGTGATGTACTGACTTGTGCCAGCTTTTTTGAGTCGATAAATCTTACATTTATCACTATCAAATTCATCAATGAATACAGCGATAACACGATTGTCGTTATTAATGCCTTTTTGGAAAACAGCTAGGCCATATCCATAATCACAATGGAATGTAAAGTTACCATCATTTGGAATTTCTTCAAACTCAATAAATATCATGTTATTAGTATCGTTATTTAATCTAATGAAGGCCTTAATAGGTGAATTAGCTTTAATAGCATCACCTAATTGCTTAGTTAAATACATGCTTCTGAATGGACTATTACTATAACTATTATTTTTGTATATTGCTTCGTTAATTCCGTCTTTACTGGAGAATAGACTATTCATGTATCTATTGTTAGCGTATTTTCCACGAACACCAGTGAATCGGCCTAACATATCTAAGCCATTTAAATATATAGGTAGTGCTTCTGGAGTACCGTTAGCTGCTAATACTTGTTTTCTAAATACTTTAATATTAGAAGCTTGTTGTAATTGTCGTTGTGCTCGACTAGAGAAAGTTAAATAAAGCTCGAATGGTTTGTCGGCGATTCTACTAATATCTATATTAGAACCATCTACTCTAGTGATTTTGTACATATACACTTCTATATTTTTATGTTTTTGACCATTACTATCGACAACGAAGTTTATACTAACAAATACAGCTAAAAAATAATCAGTTTTATACAAGTGGATATAGTTTCCTGGAGACAAGTTACCATATAATTGTTCTTTGTTCTCATAAAATGGAGCATGGGTATTATTGTTGTTTGTATAAAATATTGGTTCTAAGGAAGCAGCCTCGACTATTTTATCGGAGAAATAAATAAAGCCTGTTTTAGGCATTGCTCTAAAATTCATCGCTTGAATCATAATAGATGAATCTATTAATATAATTGGATTTGTTCCATATGAGTCTAACGTAATTGTTTTAGTTTCTAATGACGAAGCTAAAAAGTCTTTTAAAGTCTTAGCTGCTCCTGTATTATTAATACCGTCAGATTTTAGATAAAGAGTATTAAAGTCGGCTAGAGGTTGATTCCTATAACCCTTTAGCCAGTTATAGACATTAACGTCGTTAAATATAATATCTTTACCGTTGTTAAATGTTAATTTAAGATTATCGTTATGGCCGTCGAATGTTACACTAGAGTCTTCTCTTGTCGTAAAACTACGATATGCTGTTTCACGAGGGAAGTAGCTACCGTTAGTGATACCTAAATCATCGTTATACCTATAATTAAAACTATTGCTAATACTATTGCTTTTCGTAACACCGCCACCGATTTCGACCATCTGATATTTTTCAGCTCTAGCGGCAGTTTTATCGCTAGTCCTAACGTATAGAGCTTCGTTACCGTTATCGTATCGGAATTTATTAACGATATACCAGTCTGGTTCCTTAGTCGTAATTTGTTTAATTTCGTCGGCAAATTTACTTAATTTACCTTCGGAGGCCACACCTTTAGCTGTAATAGCTTCTTTAATAGCTTGCTTTTTAGTCTGAATACTATTTACTTCGTTAATTACATCTTGTATTGCCATATAGTATTCTCCTTTTAATTATTAACGTTCTTAAGAGCTGTTAAGAGTGAATTCATGTCGCTAGTATATTGGTCTTTTTTAACGTATATTTGGTCGGCCTTAAATTGGTTAAGTACTTCACGACCGTTAAGATATGCTACGGAAGGATATATCGTAAGAATAGGTTGGTTAGTTTTATTCTTAATAACGAGGTTGGTCGGGTTAGACTCTAAGATATGGTTAGCTAAAGTAAGACCGGCTGTCTGGCTAATATTAATCGTACCTGTTACATTATTAGTACCAGCCTTAGATACGTAATCGTTTAAATCTGTTTTCTTAGTATATGCAGTATCAGCATCTGTTTTAGTTAAATAACTTTTTAAGCCGTAGGTAACGAATTGCTTACTTGCATAACTAGTTAACTCATCCTTAGTAGCATAAGAATTAAGTGCCGTTCTTAATGCATAATCGCCGATCGGAGCATATAACGTATTAGCCTTATCTTGTGTAAGTAAAGACTTATCGTTATGTGTAATCGTATCGGCATCGAAAGCAAATACATTCTTATTGGAGGCGTTTTTAAATAAAATACGATTATTTTCAGATACAACGTTGTAGCCATTTAATTTAATCGGCGTATTGTTAGTAAACGTATACTGGCCGGTAAGAGTCGTATTCTCTGTTTTCTTAACGAAAGGAGTTAAATCGATATTTTCAGCAGTACCAGGAGGACCTTGAATACCTTGTGGACCACGAGGCCCTGGATCGCCTTTGTCGCCTTTAGGACCTTTAAGATTGCCTAATCTAATTCTTGCCATTATTTAAATCTCCTTCCAGAAACCTACGATATCCAATATGTAACGTTTATTGTTACCGGCAACACCCCAGCCTTTAACAACACGGCTATTAGGTTCAACATAGACACTATTATTACTAGCGTCGACAGAAGTTTCTAATAAACGAGTCGGAACAGGAGCATCATTTGGAAGAGTACATAAAACACCACCATTACCAGAACCATTTCCTGTAACTTTCATATCGAGGTGAAGCTTACCGAAGCCACTTAACGCACTATATTCAAGATAACCACGAATAGGACCAGGAGCACCGGCTTGAGCTATTTCCCATACGACATCGTATGTCTTAATAACAGCAGATGTAGTGTTCGGAGTAGCTGGAGAAGCTCCGTAGTTAATATCGACAAATAAATCGCCATTTTCTTCGAGAGTGAAAGCAAAATTAGGAGATAGACCTTGATCGCCACGTTCACCCTTCTCGCCCTTCTGACCTTGGATACCTTGAGCACCTTGAATACCTTGTGGGCCTCTTAACGCTTCGAGCTGCGTTTGAGTAAAATCGCTATACGTAAATGCTCGACCGATCGGGCCTTGTGGACCAGTCGGACCCGTTAAGCCTTGTTCACCCTGTGGGCCCTGTGGGCCACGTAAACCAGTATCGCCTTTCGGACCTTTGAGACCTTGTAATTGAGCTGCTGTGAAGTCGGTATATTTGAAAGGATCACCTTTATCGCCTTTCGGGCCGACAGGACCTTGGATACCTTGTGCACCACTTAGGTCGATAAAGAATTTGAGGCCGGCAGCTTCTTTTAAATATACTTTAGCATTATCTTCGTCGTTAACGGAGCTACTAATCATAACTAATTTATTTAACGGTATAAGATCGGCTTCGAGATTCATAGCCGTTAAAGAAGGGTACGTTTTAAAGATATCGAAACCTTCACCACGGTCACCTTTCTCACCACGATCACCTTTTGGACCGGTTAAACCTTTAAGCTGTTCTGGAGTAAAGTCGGCATATGTAAAAGCCCTACCGATAGGACCAGTTTCGCCCTTATCGCCCTTTTGGCCTTCTGGACCAGTTAGACCCGGGATACCTTGAGGACCGGCTGGACCACGTTCACCTTGAGGACCACGCTGACCTTCTGGACCTTGAATACCACGAGGACCTTCTGGACCGACTTCACCTTTGTCGCCTTTAGGACCTTTAATAGATTCGAGTTGTTCTGTTGTAAAGTCACTAAATTTAAAAGCATCACCTTTAGGACCAGTCTGTCCTTGCGGACCGACTTCACCTTTAGGACCGACTTCACCACGAATACCTTGTTCGCCTTGAATACCTTGTGGACCACGGATATTTAATACCTCGATAAGAACGCCATTATCCTTCATAAAGATATGACCATCGGTAATGGCGACAAACTCATCTTCATTAATATTGTCGGCATCGGCATTCATTTTCTCTACGGTAGAATAGGTATGACTCAACGTAAATGATTTACCGTCTTTACCTTGAATACCACGAGGACCTTGTTCACCACGAGGACCTTGTACGCCTTGAATACCTTGTTCGCCCTTTGGGCCTTGAGGACCCGCTGGACCTTGCGGTCCATCGTTACCTTTCGGACCTTGTTCGCCACGAGGGCCCGTTAAACCTTGAGGACCAGTATAACCGGTCTCTCCTCGAGGTCCTTTAATTGTATTTAATTCTTCTGGTGATAAGTCAGATAATTTAAAAGTATCTCCCTTATCGCCTTTAGCACCTTTTAACGATGCTAACCATTCATCGACGGTACCAGTGAAACCCTCTTGTTTAGCTATTTCGTATGCAGATAAGCCTCGGATTTCTTTTAAAGCCTCTTTAGATAAAACAATGTTCTTGTCGTGGCCTCGATTTAATTTAATCATTGACTGCACCCAGCTTTCATAGTTAGATCACCGTAACAAACGACTTCATCCTTTTCGTCATGATCGAGACGAATGTCGTAGTAGAATGTTTCCTCTTGGATGTTATCGTAGGAGAAGACGATAGTCGTCGTATCTTCACTGTTAAATAATAAGTCGACACAGTTAGTATCGGTATTAAATACTGGAGTTAAGGTAAGGACTACGCCGCCTTGAGGATTATTACGGCGTACCTTACAAGTCAACGTTCCTTCTTGATAGCGGATAATCTCCTTAGTACTATCATCTTCGACTTGGATATTAAAGACATGATCGTGTCCTTGATACACATCGAGATGTAGATAAGGGATGCCGCCGAATCTAATATTATTCATTATTTAACTCCTATAAGTGTTCTAAATCAGCTATACGTTTCTTAAGAGCTTCAATATCTTTATCGTACTGAGCTTTAGGAACATAGTTAGCTAAATCTGCATTCTTAGCGAAGGATTGTCCTTCTATTTTGTTGACGTAACGAGTAGATGCATCGCCAGGTGTTAACGCATACTGAGCTATTTCGGACTTCCTAATAAAGCTACCTAAATCACCCTTATAAGCAAACGTTTGAGATGCCCATCCTTTTTGAGCATAGTGGTTATTGGCATCGTTCCTAGATAAATAGTTATTTAACTCTGTTTTAAGCGCGTATTTAGGATCGCCTATCATAGTAAGATAGTTTCTTAAGTCGACTTTCTTTAAATAAAGATTGTCGGCATCTTTTTTAGTCGTATAATCCGATAAATCTACGCTACCACCAGCTCCACCACCAGAACCAGCTGGCCCTGGAGGTCCTTGTATACCTTGAGGACCAGCCGGACCAGTGTCACCTTTAGGGCCCTTAAGCTGAGCTAATTGTTGAGGAGTAAAATCACTGAATTTAAATGGATCGCCTTTATCGCCTTTCGGACCAGGTTGTCCATCATTACCTTTAGGACCTTGTATGCCGGGATCACCCTTCGGACCTTGTTCACCACGTTCTCCTTTAGGACCTGGAGGACCTACAGGACCGGGTTGTCCATCATTACCGCGAGGACCAGCCGGACCTTGCGGCCCGACTTCACCAGGATCACCTTTAACGCCTGGAATACCTTGTGGACCAGTTAAACCAGTATCTCCTTTAGGGCCAGGAGGTCCATCATTACCTTTAGGGCCTTGCTCACCACGTTCACCTTTTGGGCCTGGTAAGCCATCGTTACCTCGAGAACCCATAGGACCAGTTAATCCAGTATCTCCCTTCGGACCTTGTGGGCCACGTTCACCAGCTGGGCCAGGAGGACCTTGTATACCAGCCGGTCCTTGTTCACCACGAGGTCCTCTTTCACCTTGCGGACCAGGATCTCCTTGCGGTCCTTGTGGACCGGGTACAGATGTACCAGCTGTCGTTACTTTAAGAGACTCTAACTGTTCTTGAGTAAAGTCGTTAAATGTAAATGGATCGCCCTTGTCGCCCTTTTCACCAGGAGGACCTTGGATGCCTTGTGGACCTTGAGGACCAGGTAAGCCAGGTTTACCTTGCGGGCCCGCTATATATCCAGTACCGATTACGTTAGAGGACGGGATCGTAACATTGACTACTTTAGGAGTTGTCGGTTCGATCGTAATAACTTCTAATTTATTATCCATATGAATCTCCTAGTGCATACTAACGTCGGGAACGAATGTAATAGAGCCCATCATGATCTTATAGGTATACGTTCTACCCATAAGGAAGATATCGTATTTACCTTGCTTAACGCCTCTCGGGATCTTAAGACTAAGGGCGGATTTAACGTTTAGATAAATGCGATTATCTTGTACGGTACACTCGGCTTCGATCAATAAGTTATCGCTCGTATCACGAAATTTACATATGGCTGTCGCATCTTTAAGATCCATACCTTTAATTTCGTATACACGAGACCAGTCGGAGCCTAGATATAATGTTTCGTCTTTACGTTTAACTTGTTCCATTAATAGCTCCTTTATTGGTTATTATCGCCATATGGCTTATATGTAACACCATAGATTTCGATAATACCGCAATTTTGCCACCATGTTTGCCAAATCAATTCCGTCGAAGGGTTAAAATTTGTACCATATTCTGGTGGTTTATTGAATGGAAGTAAATTCCATCCTATATCTTCATGAAATAAACTTACGTTTGAGCCACTTACAAATTGATAATCAAGAAGCCATGTCGGAATAATTCGTGGTGTTTGTTGAAAACCATCATCGTTACATCGTCTAATTAAGATAGCGTCGAAATTACGATACGATTGTTTCATAACGATAGTACCATTTCCAGGTGATTTGTATTTTTGAGTCAATAACCCCATATCACCACCGTATGCTTTTTCTTTACCGCCAGTATGGTTAACAGTTATATTTCGTACGTCATTTCCACCATTATCTATTTTCATTTGCTCCCAATCGATTAGCGGAGTAAGTTCTGGTCTAACACGCCAATTATTTTGTGTATATTGACCTAAGTCACTAAATACAACAAGTGGGTTAAAGTCTGTCGTTTTATTTTTGCCGTACCAGCCAGGACGATTATAACAGCATAAATTAGTTTCTGGTGTAAGTTGTGGGTTACCGACGTCCAAATTAGTTTGACCATCAGTAGCGACACTATCAGAAATGGTATGGAAGCCACCACCAGCTTTACGTTTAATTTTGATACTAGTTGACGTTTCAAAATTTAAATCACCAGTCATTGTGTCACCGGCTTTTAGTATATAAGCTGTATTAAGTTTTTGATTAACGTCATCAGCTAATTTAGCGAACGTAACGGCTTTATCAGCCAATTTCGGAGTCGTTACGTTTAAGTCTTTAATTTTAGGAGTCGTTACACTACCGTCTGGATGGTCGATAGGGTTAGCATTTTTATGTGCCTTAATAGCATCGCTAGTATCGCCGATAGCTTTATCGATCTTATCCCAGTTATTATTACGAAGGTTTACATCGTATTTCTCTTGTTCGGCTGGTTTAAGTAAATTTATATTCTTTGTATAGGTAGCCATTATTTAGGTAAAACCTCCTGGTTAAGTACAAAATGAGTGAATTGAGCGAGTTCTTTATGTGTATACCGTGCTAAGTCGATGTGACGGTTATATAATAAATCGACGTCATAGATAAGATTCATCGGGATTAAATCTCGTAATAGCTTAGATACGGCATCACGTTGTTTTTTAACGCCCAACGATACCTTAAAATGAACGTTATAATTCTTATAATCTTCGACTATACGATAGTTACCAGGGCCACAGA